AGAAGATAGAGGATGACTCTTTCTACTACTCTGACTACGAGTTTGTTACGAACTCGCAGTTAGGGTTGATAAAGAAGGATGTCAGAACTTACAGGCTTATGAGGGATAACCCTCATCTAAGAACAGAGACTTTCCCTATGATATTTGGTAGAGCGTACCACGTAGCTATGCTAGAGCCTAACGAGTTTAACGACAAGGTTAAGGTGTTCAACTCAGCTACAAGAACTACTAAAGGATACAAGGAGTTTAAGGTTAGTAATCCTGATGCACCCACTATCATATTGCAGAAGGAGTACGACCAAATAATGCGTATGCAGGATGTATTGTTTTCTCACTCTGAGGTTAGAGATTTATTAGTGGCTGAGGGAGAAAGAGAGATAGCAAACGCCTGGCAAGACGAGGATACAGGAGTGTTTTGTAAGGGTAAAGCAGATTATCGTAATGATGGGACGCTTATTGATCTTAAAACTACAGGAGATGGAAGTTTTCACGCATTCTCAGGCTCTTGTAAGAAGTATGGTTATGATAGGCAGTCAGCATTCTATTCTGATGGTTTTGATTGTGATGACTTTATATTTATAACACAAGAGAAAACACCTCCCTACAACGTGAATATATACTACACAAGTAGAGATTTCACAGATAGAGGTAGAGATGAGTATAAATACTTACTAGATATATACAAGAGATTTTTCATAACAAACGAGTCCTCTATAGATGAACATTTAGAGATACACGAACTATGATGGATGAAAAACTTGAGTTAGAAAAAGAGCTAGATAGAGAGGGTATATCCGTTTCTTGGTTAGCAAACAGAATAGGGTTAAGTAGACCTACCCTAGCTAAGAGTCTTAAAAAACCAGATGAGTTTAAAATTAAACACATCAGAAGGATAGCTAAGATTTTAGGCGTAACAGAAAGGTATGCAATAAATAAATATTTTAAATCTCAAAATTATGAGTAACAAGACTGAAAAAATCTATGTTGGAAATGGCATAGAAAAATTTGATGGAGACATGGTATCTGTATCTTTAAACTTAACTAAATTAAGTTCAGAGGCAGGAGAACACATCAATGAGTATGAAGGTAACAAGTACATTAGATTGAAAGTTGCCAAGAAAAAGAATGGAGCAGATGAGTATGGTAAAACTCACTACATAGAGGTTGATACCTGGAAGCCAGAGGCTAAGAAGGTTGAGGCAGTTAAAGATGATCTACCATTCTAGATTATAAGTTTATAGGTTTAAAAGGGTATATATACACCCTTAAACCGATAAACCGATAAATGAATAGGCGTGAGTGATAGCAGTTAAACTCTTATAATCATAGCTACTGCAGGTAAGACTTCCGAACAAAACCTATGAGCCTATTATTTTATAACATATTAACCGAAAAAAACCATGAAGATAAGAATAAGCGATACACTGATTATCAATTCAAACAACCTATTGTCTGTAGAATTAGATGGTAATGCTATAGTTGTAATCTTCAATGACAATCTCAAGTTGAGAGAGTATTACAACAACGAGTTAGAGTCGAACCACATATTCAATAACATTATATCCTACATTAATGTTAAAGATATTAGGTTTTACAAAGGAGATAAACCTAAAGAAGAAGATGAAAGGAAAGCTAAGGCTTTCGATATGTTCTGGAATTTGTATGACAAGAAGGTTGATTTTGCTAGGTGTGAGAAAGCATTCCTAAACCTTACCTTAGAGCAAATGGGTAAGGCAGTAAAGTCGGTTAAGAACTATGTTGAATCAACTCCAGACAAAAAATACAGAAAGAATCCACTCACTTGGATAAACAATAGAGGTTGGGAGAGTGAAGTTAAGTTCGATAAAAAGAAAGTAAACAGATATGTCAAACCAAAATACGTTACCGATGAAAGATAACAAAGATATGGAGGTTAGACTTATTGGTAAGCTACTCAATAACTCAAGAGATTATTACGATTATCATTCTCAATTATCTGAGAGTATATTCAAGGACCCCTTAAATAAAAAGATATATAAAGTTGTATCAACTCACTTAGATAAAGGTGAGAAGGTTGATATGATTTCCATATCATCACAGATAAAAGATTCATTAGTTGATCTTAGAGTAGCTGAGTGTATGTCCTCAGACCATTATGGCTACATTACAGGCAACCTAGTGGCTTATCTAAATCAAGAGGATAAAAAGATAAGGCTAAAGAATTTAACTGAGTCTGTGACTAAAAGAATAGATAGAGGCGATGATTTATTTGATATGTTAGACTTCCTGGAGTCAGAGGTGAAATCTATATCAGAGATTAGGGGAAGCGACATGCCTGATATAAAGAAACAGTTGAAGGTGTTATACGAAGATATAAAGCATAGAATGGATTCTGATAATATGGTTGGCCTCACAACAGGATTTCAATCTGTAGATAGATTCACTGGTGGTTGGCAAGAGACTGACCTAATAATTATTGGTGGTGCATCATCTATGGGTAAAACATCTTTAGGGCTATCATTCTGCTACAACTGTGCTAAATCAGGTATTCCTGCAGCAGTATTCTCATACGAGATGGGAGACACTCAACTACTTCAAAGGTTGGTATCACTAGAAAGTGAAGTTAACAATAGGTACATAATGAAGGGTACACTTGAGAGTCATGAGTTTACTAGAGTGAATAAAGCTATAGGTAAATTAGAGAACACACTTCTATTTGTAGATGAGTGTAAAGATTCATCCCTTAGATACTTATTAAATAAGATAAGGCAGTATGTAATTACTAAAGATGTTAAGTTCTTTTTAGTTGACTACCTTCAGTTAGTAAAGGCTGCAGGATCATCAAGAGAGCAAGAGGTGGCTGTAGTTGCTCGTGAACTTAAGAATATAGCTAAAGAATTAAACGTGACTATTGTTGCTTTATCACAGCTTAGTAGGGCTGTAGAAAGAAGGGAAGGTTGTAGACCTAGCCTGTCTGACCTTCGTGAGTCAGGAGAGATAGAGCAAGCAGCAGATGTAGTGATGTTAGTTTATAGACCTGAGTATTATGGTATTATGACTGACGATAACAACAATAGCACAGAAGGTTTAGTGGATTTAATATTTGCTAAAGGTAGGAATATAGGTACAGGAACACTACCTCTTAAGTTTAGAAAGGAATACACTAAGTTTATAGACCCAGAAGATTACGAACAAAACTTTATAACATCAAAACCAAATGATTCTTTTTAATATACTATACATCATTATGGGTGCAGTATTTATTTACTACGCTTTAAAGGAGATTATAAACGCAATATTTTAAACCATGAAAAACACAAAAGGAAAGATTGAAAAGCGAAGATGTAGAAAGGAAAGTGCATCTTCAGTTTTAATAGATAGATTAGCACATTTAAAGTTAGATAATGAGGATGTAAGAATTATATCTTCTTTAATTAAGAATATATTTAACTACAGAGGGATAGAAAAATCAGACTTAGGCAGCAGGTATAGACACATGATTGACACTAATATAGCTTTGTGCACATCTATAAGAAAGAGTCTAGCAATACCATATCAAACCATAGCTGATATTGTAGGTAAAAAAGCACATGCTACCATAATGTACTATGAGAGAATTCATGAGTCTTTAATGATTACAGACAAGAAATATGCAGAGGTGTATGGTGTAGCTCAAAAGACCATAGACTGTTGTGGTCTAGGTAATAATTTTATTCTTGAGGATGTGGAGCCTATAGATAATCAGAGTGAAATAAATATAGTTAAAAGACAAAACAGGATATTGAAATGTCAGCTAGAATTAGCTAACTCAAAGATTAAAGATTTGAAAGATAATGTTAGTCACTTAAACTCTATAATAACCTTATGAGAAAAGAGATGTACTTTGGAATCCTTCACTATAAATGGAGGACTATAAGCTACGTTAAGGGAGTTAGGAAGCCTGCTAAGAAGTGGTCTGAGTATAAGTACGAAACAGTGTTCTCAGATTTAGATGTAGATAAGCTGAATAACAACGATAACTATATAAAAAGATTAAAAAACCTACACAAATCCTCAAAAGAGATTGAGGTAAAAATAACTAAGGTAGAAAACCCAGTATACCTATGTATGTCTAACGATATTTATTAAGATATGAATTTAAAGAAAGAAGAACAAATAGACCTCCTAATACTATTAGGTACATACAAATCGTTTAGCGAACAGCTACACAATATGAAGGGTCTTCATAGTGGTATTATAAAAAAGAAG